ATTGCTTTGACTAGCATTGGGACTAGATTTCCGGGAGAAACACTTTGTATTCCATCCACTCTTTCCCTCCAGATGTTATGCTTGTCTGAGAATTGACTAGAGTGGTTATCAATAGCAGTCTTTACTTCTTGTGCCACAAAACCGTGGAACGTGCCTCCGACACCTCTGCATGGTTCGGTAGAATCTGCTTCGTGATACCTAGTAATACTACTGTCAACTTCACCTCTATTTTTCCACTCATACTGAATGGGGCGTAGTTCTTTAATAAAGGATAATCCTGCTGTAGATGTTACAATGTTTTTCTTTAACCTTAGGTCCGAAGCAGCCGCCCAAGAAGTGTCAGACCCATCTATGGCAAGAGTAGCATCGGTGTCACCATTGCCAATAGTCATTGTAGCTGCACCGCCACCTGTAGCATTACGCCCATAGATAAATTCAGTGTCTACGTTAGTAGCAGAAAAGGAATTGCCTGACCCTACGCTGGTGTTAGCCCCGCCATTAACCATAGCATCGCCATTGTTATGTCCGATCATCACACTGGTATTTGCGCTAGTGATATTCTTTCCTGCATCTTCACCGATCAATATATTTGAATTACCCGTTGTAGTAGCAGAGCCACCTGCATTAAAACCAATGAAAACAGATGAGTCGGGTGTAGTAGAAGCTTGTCCTGCGCTGCGGCCAATAAAGGTGTTTCTTACGCCAGTTGTGAGTGTTGTCCCTGCAAGACTGCCCATGATGGTGTTGTCACGTCCTGTGTTTATCCCATCACCAGCATTAGTTCCCATAATGGTGTTGTGTACGCCAGTTGTGATTGATAGCCCTGCCTCATAACCAACTGCTGTATTGTTACTATCGGCAGCAGTCGAAAAGTTTTGAGTAGCTAATGCACTCCACCCTACCGCTGTTGATCTACTACCTAGTGTATCAGCAGATAAAGCAGCATGACCTATTGCTACGTTGTAATCAGCATCTGTTAAGGCATCTCCAGCTCTTGCACCAATGAGGGTGTTCTCTAAGCCAGTGGTGACTTCTCCACCTGCAAGATAGCCGACAGCCGTGTTGCCTGTAGTTGTAGCTGTAGTAAAGTTTTGAGCAGTTAAAGCAGATCGTCCTATAGCTACGCTGTACTGACCTAAAGTATCTGTAGATAAAGCCCCGTATCCTACCGCAACATTTTCATCAGAGTCGGTAAGTGCATCACCTGCAAGACCACCGATGAGTGTGTTCTGATAGCCAGTGGTTACTGCTGTACCCGCATTATAACCAACAGCTGTGTTGTCACTATTTGTAGCCGTTGTAAAGTTTTGTGTCCTAAGTGCATCATGTCCTATTGCTACAGACTGAGACCCTATTGTGTCTGTACTTAACGCTTGTGAGCCGAATGCAACGTTATTAGCACCTGTTGTAAGGGCTGTGCCTGAAAGCTCTCCCATTAAAACATTACCTACAGAAGTGGTAAGCGCACTACCTGAAAGGTATCCAACACAAGTTAAACCGCCTGTGGTCAAAGCATCACCAGCAAGTCCACCTATGAGGGTGTTTTGTGCGCCAGTTGTGATTGATTCACCTGCACCGTGACCAACTGCTACATTGAAAGAATCTGTAGCTGTGGTAAAGTTTTGACTAGCAAGCGTAAAGTTTCCTACTGATACATTTTTATTTCCTTTTGTATCATCACTTTGTGAACGATAACCAATAGCAATGTTTTTATTTCCAACAGTTAGCGCATCGCCAGCTTCTCCACCTATAAGGGTGTTCTGTACGCCAGTTGTGACTCCCGCCCCTGCGTCATAGCCTACAGCCGTGTTGAAAGTATTTGTAGCAGTAGTGAAGTTTTGAGTAGATAAAGCAGCAACGCCTACAGCAGTTGAGGTGCTACCTTTTGTATCATTTGTTAATGCTAAATATCCTACGGCTACGTTTTGAACACCAACACTTAAAGCCTCACCAGTCGCATCACCCAGTAAAGTGTTTTCTCCACCAGTAAGTAGTAATGCTCCTGAATTAAAGCCAACTAATGTGTTATGGTCACCCGTACTAATTGTAGTACCCGATTCATCGCCCACACAGACGTTGAAGTTACCGCCAGAGGCTATTGAGTTACCTGCGTTAACGCCTGCTACAAAGTTAGACGTACCTGCGGTAACTGTAGTAAAGTCTCCAGATACGCTCAGAGTATCTTCGCTTGCGTCAAACAAAACAAACTTGCCTGATGTAGCACCAAAGAACTTAACATCAAAACCCGTGTCATCTACACCAACGGAAACGGCGGCATCAATTTGAACCGCGCCATCAATATCAACGGCGTCTAGGTTAGTTGTGCCCACCAGAGTGGTTGTGCCCGTTACAATCAAACTATCTGCCGACTCATCCCAGAGCAAAGACTTGCCTGATGTAGCACCGAAGAATTTAACATCGTAGCCCGTGTCGTCTACGCCGACTGTTAAGGTTCCCTGAGTTGTTACTGCGGCGGTTTGAGTTGTTCCCGCTAGGTTAACCGCAGTGAGAAGATCGTGAACCACGCCCCCTGAACCCAAGCCGTCTGTCGCAATAACTTTAGTCTGACCCGCAGGGATAATTACATTCGCGCCACTGCCACATGTAAACGTCAACGCCGCAGCCGTTGCGTTATACATGAACCAAGTCTTAGAACTGGTGTTAGGTAAGAGTGTAATAGTACAAGCCTGCCCGCCGCCGGTGAGCTTTAGCCCAAGACATCTATCTGCATCCAGCGCGCCATCGGCAATCGTAATGTTGTCCGTGGATGCGTTCGCAATAGCTCTAGTCCCCCAAGCAACCGCTTGGCCAATGATTTCAAGGTTTGTATTTGTTGTGTCGCCCCAAGTACCAGACTGTTCCCCAGTTCCGATTTCTTCAAGGCGTAAATTGTTGACATATGTACTAGCCATGGTGCAATTCCTATGCTGCTATATTAGTATATCCAGGCGACTGTAACGGTATTGCCGTACTATAGCTTGGAATTTGATTTGGGGCAATGTTTCCCCAGACAAGAAGTTGAACGGGGGTGATAACGGTAGCGGAAAGACCAGTTACATCAATCGCAACATCAATCTCAATGAGTGCGCCGACGTCGCCAACTTGCCCTGTACCTGCGACTCCCGTGACGTCGAATAGTGCGGTGCCTGTAACCGTAACCGCGCCAGGCGTTCCGGTTGCGGCTAGGCCCGTTACAGAAACTGCGGCATCTACTACCACAGAAATACTGCCTACAGAGCCCGTTGCGGCTAGACCCGTTACAGGGACAACCGACGCCGCATTAACAACAACCGTTCCAACGGAACCTGTTGCTGTTAGTGGAAAGGCAACATTGGTATTCCAAGTGCCCGTGTTCCACCCTTGTATGGAGCTATTCCACCCAAGAAATGCGGCGACGGAATCAACCATTAGACTATCCGAATAATCGCGTTGCTTGCGTCAGCCGCGGGGAAAACAACTGTGAAGGTGCCATTGGTAGCGGTCTTATCGGCGCCAAAGTCTAGAACAACTACAGAAGGATCACCCGATGCGGTGTCGTTAAAGATTAAAGCGCCACGAGCCGTAAATGTTGCAGAGCTATAAGACGCATCAGCAAAATCTGTTAATGCAGTAGTTCCAGAAGCTGAAGGGTTCACGTTCGTTAAGGCCACCCCCTTCGCAACATACGCGCTACCAGCAGTGTTGCTGATCTCATTAGTGCTAGTGTACGCAGTAGTTGCCGCAGTAAATGTTGCGCTGTTAGTATACAGTGCCAACCTAAACGTGTTGCCCCCGCTCGCTAAAAAGTTGTGCTTGGCCTCAAGAAGCTCTTTCTTAAAGCTCGTACACATGAAGTTACCATTAAAGGCCATGTCACAATCTCCTTATAAGTGACGCAAGATCAGGATGCCCTGCGTCTGTTAATGCATTATATACAGTAGTTCGGTCGTTTTGCACAGCGTCAGCTAGATAAATCTCTATCATCTTAACCATGCGGTCTTTGAAAGCATGTGCTTGAGCTTGGATGGCTGGGTGTGCTTCGTCAGAAATAGAAATAATCTTGTCCGCGCACTGTTGTGCAAGTTCTTCAGGTGTAAATCCACGGCCCTCTGTAGTCAAAACATTGACTTGATACGAGTCGGGTAGACCTATGTTTAACTGAGGGATCATGTTCTAGCCTTCCTAATCGTTCCGTAACGGTACTCGTCTATGGGCTCTTGAGCCTCGCCCAAGTTCTTGAGCCTTGACACGCCTTCAGCAAACCTCTGCATATACAACTGCATCAAGCTCGCGTCGCCCTTCATAAAGGTATACGCTTCTACCAACGATCCGTACAGCAAAGTAATCTCTGCGTTCTCAGACAGCCACGACGTTCCACTCTCGGCACCCGCCGTTATAGATGCGGGACGATAAAGGTAGTGAACGTCCGTAGCAAAGTTTGCATTAGGGGTTGGCCCTAGTATAAAGTGATCAACGTCAAACTGGGCGTAATACTTAGGAACCCCTGTTGTTGTAACGTCAGGAGTATACGTCTGAACAAAGTCCAAGTCTTTCAACAGTAAAAACTCTTTGTCCCCAGAAACATCAATACTCACAGAAAAGGGCGCCAAAAAGTCTGAAGGCGCCGTTAAGAATTGATTGCCCGATGTCATGTTACCGGCTACGTTCTTTTGAAACAGGTTCAACTGAACACTTTTAAGAATACGTTCTTCTGCCAGCCTAATAAACAAAGGTAAGTTAGCTAAGAACGTCGTCTCGTTGTTCTCGGTGTAGTCTTCAATAGCCTGTTTTAGCTCGCTATATGTCATAGTCATGTTATGTTCACCGTCACTGCCCCTACAGAACCTGTAGCAAGTAAGTTATTAGGAGGATTTACCCCATTGTCGATAGGCCCACCAACTGGATTCCAACCGTACTGTATGTTCCGTTGCTCCGCTAAGTCTTGCTCAGGACGAGGGTTTCGAAGGGCCTGCGGGTCAGGCGTAACCTTCGGTGCTCTTAACTGAGGCTGCTTAGTTTCAAACTCATCCGGTCCAACAAGCGCACCAGTCCACTCTTTCTTCATATCCTTTAAACGATAGCGGAAGCCCGAGCGGTCTGATATTCCCCATGCTTTTTTACCAGATGCAAATGTCATTAGACCCTCAGATACTGAATGCTAGGCTGTAACTTCAACGGAACACGATCTTCGTCTTCGTCTGCGGCGCGCTGAAACTCTTCCTCATACACAGACTTTAACATCTGAACACGGTCAGGGGCTCGTTTCATGGCGATATAATAGGCCAACCCAGCAACCATACAAGGGAAGAACCGGAAAGGCATATCCGTAGTGTTTACCAAGGTGTCCGCGTCATCAATCCGCTGTAAGTAGTAGTAGATCAATTGGTCGGTGGAGTTCTCAGGAACAGCCCAAAGGTTAATCACAGGCGCAACCTGACGGTTAAACCAGAACTGGCTAGGCCGCCCTTGGGTTGTCTTGTTCGGTATCGTGACGTAATCACCACGGCTAATACGGTCAATAGTGAAGTCCGTGCCGCTTCTTCGTAGCGTTACTTCCAAC